CTTACCATAATACTCTTCGGTAAGCATTTCCTTCGCCATTTTTAGAAGTTCAAGGCGAATCTCGAACGGTGTCAGATTTGACATGGTGGTACCTTTCTGTGTTGTGAGTGATGTTTGCTGGTTTTATACAGGTCCAGCAACTGCTATTATTATATATCTATACTAGAATGTCAATTAGCGATTTGCGATATACATGGTGATTTCAAAGCCAAAACGCATATCTTGAGCTGCGGGTGTGGTCCACTTCATAGTTTTCTCCTAGGTTGTTCAGGCCCAATGCCTGCATAGTATCTATACAGTTTGGGCCTGAATTTACATCATGAAAATCATTAATTATATATCAAAAACTCAGCTGACTTCTAAACATAATGGCTTTTTCGCCATTTACACGACTGCCGGAACTGCCTACTAGTGCGTCAAATTTGGTGTCGACATAGTTAAGCATGAATCGCAGATTGTCGGTGCAGAACCAGGTAATGCCATAGGTCATGGCAGTAGCACGATTAGACTTACCAGTGGCTACACTGATGTCGCTGGCATCAAACTCGCTCATGCGCACACCAACTTGCCATGCACCTTTACCGCCTTTGTCAATGGGATTGTTTGGTTTGATCCAGCCAAACACACCGTCTTTGTATGCATGTGATTCGCCGGTCAGATTATATAGTGCCTGAACATAATAACCTCGAATTTCTTGATCGCTGCCAGACAAAGGATCATATTTGAAATTGAATTGCTCACCCTGAATTTTAAGGCCATCATATGCAACAGCTGCTTCTAATCCTTGGCGTGTTCTTGTAGTAGCACCACTCAACGCAGTACCAGTAAACCAACCAGACTGCATACGTGATTCTGTTCTGCCACTGGCTGGTGCAACACCGCTCTTGATCTCACCAGTGCTGTATGCTGCACCCAGATGTGCAACATAGGCTTTGCTGCCGGTGAGCTCGGCAATGTTGGTGGTTATACGACCAATGTAGTCAAGTCCATCGAACTCTGCACTCTTGTTTGACTTGCCTCGGCTGACTGCCACTGCATAGGTCAACCCAGGTTTTGGTACGCCGTGCAGCATAAAACCAGTTTCTTTGGCAGGAATAAATTCAGTATCATTTTGACCAATGAGACTGCGTTCCATGAAGTCAAGATTGTTTGAACTAGTCAACTGTTCAAGACTGAACGGCATTTTGAACAAACCAAATTGAAACTGCATCTCTGGATTTGCAGCATAGTTAACCCACATTTCGTCAGCGGTGCTTGACGTAGAACTAAAGCCATCGCTTCCACCGAAATTGGCCAGCAATTGGTACTTAAAGTCTTTGGCAAACTGACCGCGAACACCAAATCTAGCACGGCGAACTTCTGCTAAGTTCTGATACGAATCCGTGGTTTGACCGACACCATAATCTGGTGTGTAGTGTCGATAGTCCATGTGAATTCTACCCGTAAACTGTGCTGTATTGTTCCCATCTTTCGATTTGAGTCCAAGTCCATTTTCTGTGACTGAACCATCGTTTGCTCTTGCTTGTCTATATTTGACTGAATCGCTAACATCTTTGTCGATTCTTTGCTCTGCAAACTTTTTATTTTCTTCTCTATCTTCATAGGCCTTGAGTTTGTCATTATATTCTTGTTGAGTGATTACATTCTTCTCTCTGAGAATATTCAGTGTATCTTTATACTCATCGGCCAACGCTGGGGTTGTTGCTACCATGGCCGCCACAATAGCAAAAATTTTAAATAATTTCATGGCTGTTCCTTATTTCCAGATTGGGTTGTTGTCTGGACCACGGAAGTCTCGTTTCCAATTGTCCTGAACTAGTTTGATGACATCGGCTGGCATATGAACATATTCTAGTTCAGTTGACATTTGACCGCCGTTGCGGTAACTCCAATCAAAGAATTTTAGAACTGCGCGACCGGTTAACGCGTCTGCTTGTTGACGATGCATGAGGATGAAACTTGCACCTGTGGCTGGCCAAGCATCCTTGCCTGTTTGCCATGTGAGTAACAAATACATGCCTGGTGCATTTTTCCAATCTGCATTTGCGGCTGCTGCTTTGAATGTATCATCGCTGGGCTGTACAAAGTTGCCGTCGCGATTTTTCACAGCTGCATAGGGAATCTTATTACGCTTGGCATAGGCATATTCGACGTAACCAAAAGCACCTTTAAGTCTTTGTACTTGAACAGCCACACCTTCGTTGCCTTTACCGCCTACACCAACTGGCCATTTAACTGCTGTGCCTTCACCTACTGTCTTTTGAAAGTCAGCATTGGCTTTGCCCAGAAAGTTTGTCCAGATAAATGTGGTGCCAGAACCATCGGCACGATGAATTACTACAATGGGAATAGCAGGTAAATTGACGCCGGGATTCAATTCAACAATTGCTCGATCATTCCATTTTGTAATTTTTCCAAGATGAATGTTGGCAATTACATCGGGTGTTAATTTGAGTTTACCAGCATCAATGCCATCAAGGTTGAATACTGGAACAACACCACCGATGATGGCTGGGAATTGTACAAGACCTTCTTTGTCCAATTCTTCTTGTTTGAGCGGCATGTCGCTGGCACCAAAGTCAACAGTCCTGGCTTTGATTTGTTTGATACCACCACCTGAACCAATGCTTTGATAGTTTAGGCCAATGCCAGTTTGTGCTTTGTAGGCTTCGGCCCACTTGGCATAGATGGGAAAAGGAAAAGTAGCACCTGCTCCAGTAAATTCAGCAGCTGATGCAACACCGGTGAAGCATAGTAAAGCTATAAGTAGGTTTTTCATTACTGCGCCCTTATAAAGGTACACAACTGTGTACTATAATATTTAGACGCAGGCGTATTACCGTTCAATTACCAGCCAATATATTTATAAAAAATTTGCCGGGTTATTCTGTTACGAGGAAACCCGGCGAAACCCTAAGCCGTGTTTAGGCGGCTAATGCATAACTTTCGTCATTTGCATTTATAGATTTGCTTGATTTACGGTCATCGCCTACCGTGCTGTCCACTCGCCTACTCCTGACCCTGTCGAAACCATGTCTGGCCCATCAGAAGTGTCCTGCTGTTCACAGGTCGGGAATTCCAGTCCTCGGAGTCTTGTTAAACTCCTACATACCACCCTAAACAACACTTCTGGTGGACCAGGCGGGAGTCGAACCCGCGTCCAGAACCCATTTCAGGTTGCTTCATACAGCAATATCTTAAAACTCCAGTGCGGCCAAATATTTATCTCGAACCTGATCGCCCTGATGTTTAAACAAATCGCAGGCACAGTGTGCACAATTCTTGCCCTGCAGTAAAAATTCTCTGACCGTATGCTTGTAGTTCTCTGACATAGAACCTGTGGGCAACAATGGTGTGATGTCCACATTGTTGTCTCGTAGTATCAGCAGGGAATTTAGTACATAGGATAGATTGCTCTCATGTTTCAAATCCATGTACCGCAGAAATTCCTGATATTTTTCAGGATACAAATTGCCCAGGCTGTACAATACAGCATACACAGTACCTAGTTTATGCTTTAGTTCATTGGACTGAAATAGATCTGCCACATCACTGACACGACCATCGGCTGTTATGTCTTTGATGGCCTGCTTGTCCCAGAGAAAATTCCAATTATTTTGCAGCATAAAATCCACGAGCTCACGCAGATCCTGTGGTTTACCATCATGCACAGCATAATGCCGTCTGCCACAGTTGTAGTCCAGTATGTAGTAGTGCTGCTGGTTTTGTTTATCAAATTCTATGCAGTCAAAAACTTCCACCGAGGACTTTTCAAAGGTCAGTGAATTTATTACTATGAGCCCTTCTTTGATGCTGCAGCTACCAATGAAGTCTGGATAGAAGGGTTGATAGAGTTCCTGAAATACTCCGGTTTTTCCAACAAAGCATCGTTTGCTCACCACCGGACCTATGTAGATCAGATTGGAGTCGCACAATACTTCATACTCGGCGAGATCTGGAATTGCAGATCGATCCAGGGTATGCTGCGTATAAGGCACACCCACACCCTTGTAGTAGCAATTCTTGCCTCGATGTACACGACCATCGACATAGGTCAATTCATCGTTGATGCTGTGGCGATCAACTTCCACACCCGCAGCATTATACACAGAAAAATTAAACATGCGTCATTTGTCAGGCTCTATCAATACACAGCGGGCAATCATGTCATGGCGGCCGCGCACTATGATGGTGGCGGCCTCCCAGCATTCCTCGAACCGTTCATAGCTACGCCACTGTGCTTCATGCACAGTACCAGAGATGATGAAGGTTACGATTAATGCGTACATTGCACTATTTATGCGTTGTCTGCATCAAAAGCATCCAAGGCCTTCTTGAAACGACCTGCGTGGCTGCGCTCGGCCTTGGCCAGAGTCTCAAACCAATCGGCAATCTCATCAAAACCTTCGTCACGCGCTGTCTTGGCCATGCCAGGATACATGTCGGTGTATTCGTGAGTCTCACCTTCGATGGCGCTGTGCAGTGCTTCCTTCACAGTCTTGGCCGCCAGACCAGTACCGGGATCACCATAGCCACCGTCGATCAGATACTCCATGTGACCGTGTGCGTGACCTGTTTCACCTTCGGCCGTGCTACGGAACAGAGCCGCTACATCGGGCGCGCCCATGACGTCACAGGTGTTGGCAAAGTATAGATAACGACGATTGGCCATGCTTTCGCCGGCAAAGGCTTCTTTCAAACATTCCGCGGTCTTGGTTCCTTTTAAATTCATGTTAACTCCTACTCGTAGTGTAAATAGCCACCAATAATGTACTTGTCATGACTCAGTGGTAGCAGGCCTGCATGCAAGTATTGCCAGTTGACAGGGAACATGATGAGTCGCCCCTGTCGAGGTTTTACGGCCAAAGGTTGATCCAGCCTATAAAATATGGTTTCACCGCCCTCGTCGACATCGTTTAGATACCAGAAATACACCAGAAATCTTTTACAGGTTTCCAGATCCCAGGCATCGGTGTGAGGACGAAATTCTTCGTTGTTGCCTTTGAGATAGCGTTTCATGCGTATCTCTTCCCAGGTATGTTTGGGATTGATTATGGCATCGTTGATGTTGCAGTCTATCCAGTAACGACGACGATACTCCAGAGCCAGCTTCATTATGGGCTCTAGAAACCAGTCGGCCTGGATGATGTTGACCTCAGTAAACTTCATGTGTACGTTGTCACGCTGTACCTGGTTCTGCGTATCTGATTCAAATTTCTTTATCAGGTTCTGACACAGACTGGCTGGCATGGCGTTGTCATAGACACGAACATAGTCACTCAAGTTCATGGTACGATGCAATTTGGAATATAAATCATTGGTCATATTTCTCACCTGAAGCGGGTACACCCTGATTATAGGTTAATCTGCGATGGTTGTCAATGATGGATTCTTCGTTTCATAGAAGTCGCGCCATTGTAGTAGTTCCTTGGTCCAGCGGTCTCGATGTTCGATGAACACCTGTGGTTCGGGTTCTTCTTCAACACTGACCAACACCACCAGCTGAGTTACTGGTATGAAGGATAGTTCCTCGTACATTATGGCATAGGCAGCGCACTGCATGAAGTAAGTAGAAATCCATTCAGCCTTCTTGGGGCGTGTGCTGGTCTTGAAATCAATGACGCTCAGACGTCCATCCCATTCTGCTACACAATCCACAGTACCTGCTAGACGCAGATGGTGACTGAACAGTCGGGTTTCCTGTGCATGTATGTTGTTGATGCGATTTAACTGGGGCCGGAGATTGTTGAACATCTCCTGCACCAAAGGACTGCTGGCCGTCACTGGTTGATTTTTCAGATACTGTTCTGTAGCGTTATGCACACCAGTACCACGACCCGCGGCAACGCGGCTTATGGTGTTGGCAGTTTCAGGTCCTATGCGATTGCGCCATTGCTGTATGGCATCCCGACCTTTTTCTGCTAGTATGGTGGTAACACTGGGGTACTTGACTCCCGATGGCGTATTGTATAACCTGGTACCATCGGGAGCAGTATATTGTTCAATAACGGGAAGTCGTCTTTTACCCAGACCAAATCCCACATGATTAAAGTTCATTTTATCCCATCATTTTTTCATAGGTTTTAGGACCAACAATACCATCGGCAGTTAGGCCGTTGTCAGCCTGCCACTTCTTGATGGCAGCTTCTGTGCCTGGACCAAAGTCACCGTCGGCTTTGAGACCCAGCTTGGCCTGCACTGCTGCCACGGCTGCGCTCTTCACACCTTTCTTCAACACACCTTCCAGTACGGGAACTGCTGCAGACTTGGCGGCCTGAGGAGCTGCTGCCGGCGCCGCTGCGGGTGCGCCATTGCTCAGATACTGCAAGTAATGGTTAAAATGATCGGTGCGTTCTTTCAGACCCAGGTCGCCGCCGTTGATCTTTTTAGTGGCTAGCTTCATGTCGCGGGTATCAGACACAGCGTTGAGTCCGTTGTTCTTCCAGAACCAGCAGGCGCTTTCAATGGCACCAGCCAGAGTCTCGACATAGGCAACTGCTTCGTCTACTGTCTTGCCGATGTCCTTGGCAAAGCGTGTATAGTTGTCTTTGCCGGTAAGCTGAATTGCACCACGGCCACGGAACTTCCAACCTTCGCCTGAACTCTCGGGTCCATTGCCCATGCGATCTGAATAGACCTTGTTGGCAATCTTTTCGGCATTGCGTTCATAGGGAGCTGCACTCTCCAGAGTAGGAAATCGCTTGGGCCAGGTACCATGCAGACCCTTGGCACTGTAGTTTAGATTTTCTCGGAGTACGCTGAAGTCCACGCTTTCGTGACCGCACTGAGCCATGAAGGCAGCTACTCGCTCTGGTGTGTTGATGTCATACTTGGGTAATACTTGACTCAGGGCTTCATAGAGTTCAGCAGCATTTTTATTACGTGGGGCGCACTTTGCGATTTGTTCTTTGGTAAAATTAAACGCCATCGTACTTTCCTTTCAGGTAAATATTGTTGTAATGTTCCACCAGATTGGGATGACGATCCCATTGATGTATGACCGCCGGAGTTTTGCCATAGACACTGATGCGCCCATCGTCTAGAATTTTAATCTGGTCTGGATGTGTCAGACATATAGTAGCTACGCCGTCGCCGTTTTCCTGCTTGGTATGTGGCAACTTGTCCTTGTGGAAGATATAGTTGTGCGGTCCTTGCTCGTCGGGGATGCCGCCGGCCTTGACCATCTTCTCCAGACCACGCTCGTTCATGAGCGTGACAATATAGCCTATGATGTCTTCTGATCCACCCAGAGTTGTACCTGAACAGATGATGCGTTTATCAGCGAATTCCGCGGCTACGGCTTCTCCATAGTTTGTGGTCAGAATGTATTTATTGAACCTTTCGTCACAGGTCCAGGCTGGATCTTCCATGAAGCAGTGCAGACCCGGAGCTTCAATCTCAGCGAAGATGTCGCCCTGCAGAGCCACGTCACGTACATCGGTAAGAAACACCCGAGTAAATTTATTGCGATTTTCCAGCAGTATGTCCAGGTATTTAAAGTAGCGAGTATTGTGTATGGCGCTGGGTATAAAGTAACCTGCGGTAAAGAAGCGAACATCCACACCCATGTCCAGCAACCAATCATATTTTTCCTGCTTGACATCGGGTTCGATCAGCAGTATGAGTTTGGTATCGCTGCAGTAACGTTTCCAGCTCTCGACAAATACTGCTACCTGATCAAATTTATACCCCCAGGCCGTGCCTAATATAACATTGTTTTCCATGTTCACCTCAATCGTAGACTAATGATACATTGGGACCCAGAGTGCCGAACAGATGTGTAGTGTCCAGTTCTATGGCCTGACTTGGTCCTATGTGTTTGTACAACAGATGCTCCATGTCTATGTAGTAGTCGGTGCTGATCTCCACCATGTCGTCCATGGCAGCCTGCAGCCGTTCCTGTGTTGAGTCCAGCAGACCGATGTCAAAGCTCCACAGACGACTGCTGAATCCATGATCAGCGCCTATGGCAGCGCAGTTCACAGAATTCATCCAGCTGGCTTCGCGACGTTTAAACACATATTTCATGTTGGCATCTTCATATACTGATTTATCAAACATGGGACTAAGCTGATAACGACCACTAATCTTGAAGATGCGATCTACCTGACGAGCCGGCACCATGTCAGGATGATTGTTGATGGCATCCAGAACATTGAGCATCAAAGTCAACTCTGCCACAGTCTTGGACATTCCACTGGTGCCACCCATTTCAAATTTATTATTGACACGACTCATGACGTTCTGCTGCAGATGCTGTATCTGTTCGTTGTTGGTCATGTCCATGAATACATGCACCATTTTACGTAGCTGATCCCACAATGGCGATGATGGTGTGCGACTGCCTCCCTCCACCAACACAGTCTTGGCCTCGGGATAGATTCGATAAATGCTGCGCAGAGTGTCCATGGTCTGTAGTATGCGTATGTCGGCCGGCAGCGGGCCCAACGCAGTTTCAATGGCACTGGTAACAATAAAGGTTGGTTTCATTTTACACCATGATGTGTTGCATGCCTGTGCGACGTTCTGTTTTTGGCAGTAGCTCTCGCATCAGTATGTTGGTTATAAGACGATCATTGGTCTGATCACAGAATTTAAACTCAGCTGGAAACTGCAGACCAGCATTGGGACAATCAGTTAAAAGTTTGCCAAAGCAGAAAAATTTACGTTGACTGTCGTTCATGTTGGTATCAAATTGACAAAAACTATAAGGGCCGCTGTTCTTACCCACAATCAATTCTGTTTTGGTGCTGAGATAGGCAATTTCATTTAGGTCTGATTCTTTGTTAAACAATCTGCCTGTATAGAATACATTGTCGCGTTCTATACCAACATCGTGAGTGCAGATAAAGGCCCAGTCCATGGGAAATTCCTGACTCAGATAATCAATGGTAAATTTAAGATCTCCTACGCCCGTTTGACCAGAATTAGCTATCCCATTGCAGAATAAAACCAGACGACTATATGGTGATAGGTCATTGATGACCCGATCCACCATGGCAGTGTCATAGTATGAAAAATCTATGGAGGGCAGATAGTCATGTGGATTGTTGCTCTGTGTCACAGGCCGACCCAGAATATTAGTCAACTGTTCACAGTACATTTCATAGATTCTGTGCTGTATGATGTAGTTACTGTGCTGATGATATCCAAACAACTCACCCTGAAACGCACCACACCAGGTGTTGATGTACAGTGTATCCTCAGACTGTGCGATGCGCACCATGCGATCAATTTCTGGAATATCTGAGAGTGGTATGTACTTGCAGCCCAGGTCCTTGATGATGTCTGGGTGACATCGATGTGCATAGCTAAATTCTATGTCAGGCAACTGCTGCATGATATTACGAATCCAGTTTTTGCCGAAAAAACAATCGCCGTTGTGAAACTGATTAAAGAATGTTATTTTTTTCATGTTCAGTGCTTCCTATCACATCAAATATTGGCAAGGTAACAACAAGTTTTCCACCATTTTTTAAAAAATCTTGTTCTTGGATTATAACTTCATCAATCAAATACCAGGGCAGCACCAGCAGATAGTCCGGAGGATGGTCCAGCATTTGTTGTCTATCAATCACAGGAATGTCAGTACCTATGGTGCGTAGTCCAACTTTTTCACCAGTGTGGTCCACCAGGGCGCTGAGTTCGTCTTTGTTCAAATCAAAGTATTGTAAAAAAGTATTGCTGCGTGTAGTCGCACCATAACCATAGATGGTTTTGCCCTCGTCCCGAGCTTTGCCAATAAACTCTTTTAATCTACGTTTTATTTCCTGCAGATCCTTGCTCAAGTCTTTCCAAAATTCTGAACTGTTGATGTTGCATCTGTCTTCAAAGGTCAGCATGGTCATTACACGAAGGTCACAAACATTGCGCATCAGCTGAGTATTGGCAAAACTTCTAAAGTTAGAACTGGCCTTTTTTAAATACACTCTAAAGCTGCCACCGTTGTTGTCATTAAAACTGGCATCAACAATTCTAAAACCTTGTTCGTGAAACATTTCTCCAATGCTGTTCATATCATAGTAGTATATACTTTCATGACAAATAACATCGAATGCCAGCTGGGCAGTTATACCTGGACTGTAGCTCATTTCAAGAACAATGACACCGTCATCGTCCAGACACTCAAACATATTTTCAATAAAAGCATTTGGATTCGCAATGCAGGGAAATGTATCAATACAGGTTATGATGTTGGCTTTTTTATTGCTAACCTTGAAAAACTTTTCTCTGTTAAAATAATCCTGCACCATGGTATGATTGTTTTGTGTATCCGCACTGGGATCAAATCCAATTCGTGTTACGGTGTCGGGCACGTTGTCCAGCAACGAACCATCGTTGCAACCAATGTCTAGCCAAACATCATCATTCAGTATGGAAAATCTACTGTTGATTTCTTCTACAAGACTGCTGAACTCATGCTGAATTCTGGGATTGTGGTTGCTGCGGTGCCAACGACCGTGTTGTAGTTCATCCTCGGGTGCCAGATTGTCAGGATGCAGACGAACTGTTTTGGTGTTTCTGTCCAGATAAAGATCCAGACTATATTTTTTTCTATCCGTGGGTTGTTCGTGTACAAAGTCACTGACGTATAAATCACCCATGCTCAATAATTTTTCCACAATCACTCCTTGTAGGATTTCTCTTCAACAATTACTGAATTGTACGTTCTATTTATTAGGCCTTTGACACGCATTCTCTGATCATTGGTTCTGTGTATGGCCTGCGCTGTACGAATAAACTCATCGCCAGTATTGTTGGCAGTAGTTAGTTCGCGAATGCGATCTTCTAGATCCCACAGACTACTGTTGGCAGAATTCAGTCTAGCCATGAGGTGCATGTAATGACGATGCTGATCAAGTTTCAATTCCTGTACTATGAGCAGCAATTTGTGCAGTTCGGTCATGACATTCAGCAGTTTATTTTCGTCAGTAATGTGACGTTGCTTGAGTCTGAGTATGTTGATTTTGTCCAACAGTTCACCCACGCTCACTGGTACATGAACTATCATTATACATCCCTTTCATAAGTCAAAATAAAATACAAGGGCGGGTTTCCCCGCCCTGTGTCAGGCTACGTGCTTGTTTTCATACTCCATGCGTGCAAGTATATATTCCCTGACGAGGTCACTGCGTACAATATCATCGACATCAAATTCCAAGGTACGGAAACTGGGCATCATGTCGGCTATGGCCATGAACTTCTTCAGGCCACTGAGATCGCCTTTCTTGTACAAATCGGTCTGACGGAAGTCACCACAGAAGATGATCTTTGAACGATCGCCAACGCGAGTCATGATAGAGTTTAATTCCATGTCGGTCATGTTCTGACATTCATCCACAATGACAATGCTGTCATCCAAGGTAATGCCGCGAACGAAACTAGTAATCATGAAGTTGACGATCTTTTGTTCCTGTAGTCTTTGAAACGCATCATGGCGATTATAGAATAGTCTGTGGCAAATGTCAATATAAGGTGAGGTATATACTTCGGTTTTTTCTTTTTCATCGCCTGGTAGGTGTCCGATGTCGCGGCTGGGCACTGCACTGCGAACCAGCACCACCTGCTGTAGACTATTGCTGCGATCCATTACTTCCTCCAAAGCCTTGTACAGAGCTATGAAGGTCTTGCCTGTTCCTGCCACACCGTGAAGCAGTATACACTGGGCTCCTTGTTGATAGAGTTCGAAGAATTTGCTTTGATTTTCCGTCAGTGGATCAAAAGTCTGCAAGTCGTCTAGAGACAACTTTAACTTCTGGTGAACACTTTTGAGCGTCACTGCGGGCGCAAGTTGAAGAGCTTGTTGTGTATTCTTTTTTGCCATGATTGCCCTTTTTGTCTTGGTTGCGAATTCAGAAAAAGAAAACCCAGACATACGAGCGTCATCTCGCAGAGGTCTGGGCCGTGTTGATCTTTTTCTGGCGGTCAATTCTTTACCATTTTTTATGGAGATTGGAATGTATGTTGGCTGCGCCGATCCTTTGCAGGACTTCTTTGAAGCCATTGTCATGTTTCCTCAACCCCAGTCTTACTGGATCACCCATGGCTGGAGCACCTGCGATAGTTTTAATAACTGTTCCTTCTCCCTGGCAACTGGGGCAAGGCTGAGTCGTAGGTAGGTGCATGTCGGCTATGCGGTGAAACCCTTCAAAGTCGTGATTGCATTTTTGGCACTGATATGAGTATGTCGGCATACGGTTATTTATGTAACTAATTGTTTGATGAGCTCATCTCGGGCCAGATTTTTCGCTTTACTTTCGCATTGAATGTCAAAGTCTGGCGAAAAGCTCAGCGCCCAGTCGTTGACTGCGGTGTTCCAGTAGAAGTCCGAGTGAGCTCGCAGCTTACCACGAGCGATCCCCGAGGCCAGCAGACGTTCAAGGTCGGGACGGGTAGTTCGGTCATGGTTGGCCAGGACATCTTCTCTAGATATGGAAAAGTGCATAGCAGGGCGGCGGCCACGCCAGCTACTTTTAATACGTGCAACGCGTTCGTCATCTGGTTCAAGGTATTCTCCTGTGCGTACCCAATGGTGGTGGATGTCTAACACCAGAGCGCAGTGGTCAACGAGCTTGAGGGACTCGTCCACCCCGTGCTTGGTTTCGTCGTTTTCGATGGTGATGCAGTTTCTTGCTTCGGGGCTGAGACGCTGGAGAGCGTCGATGATACCTTCGGCACCGCGCCGACCTGCGATGTGGACATTGATTTTAAAGTCCTGGAACGAAGTGCCGAAGCCCATCCATCTTGCCATGTCTGCATGATATTCAAACTCCTCGATGCTTCGTTCTACAATGCTGTCGTGGTGACTAGCCAGTACACAAAACTGACCAGGATGAAAGCTAAGCCGCACGCCGCGCTGGCGCGCCAGCTCACCCACGGGAGCAAAATGCTGCTCACAATAACGGCGCACATCAGCACGCTTCCAAAAATAGCTCCAGGTAGGCTCGGTATAAACAGGCAAAATATCGCTACCAAGGCGAACCATCCTACGACGTTCATCTAAACCCCCTACGCGTTGTACTAGTAATCTGATGCTTTCGATGTTATGCACCATGAGATCCCAGAGTCGTTGTTCGGCAACATCACGGTGCTGACGGTTAAGCCAGGCAACTGTGGTGACTCGGGTGTTGAGTGCGCGAGCAGCATCGTCTTTATGGAAACCATCGATCTGTTCTGGCGTATCGATCCACTTGCAGCAAAATCCAATTTTAGGTGTCATGATATAATTATAGCAGGTTTTACATCTGATGTCGAATGTTTATGTGCTCAATACCAGCCAAAATACTGCTGGCAAGGCGGCGTGTTCGGGTGCTAAGTAGCTGATTGGTGCTAGCCTGACGCAGGCAATATTCCACACTCTCAGCATCCAGTGTTGAAAGCGAATCTGCTGTGCAGTGGCCCAGATAGACGCCATGTAGATTGACTGCGGCAACTGTGACATCAATTTCTTCATCGGTGTAGAGGCTTATGACCAGAGATTGTGCAGCTCTGTATCGTTGCGGGAAGTTCAGTATGGTGGCCATACTGATATTTATCATTCATGCTTTGTGTATCCTTAGCAGCTTGACCTGATCATTGGGTGCCAGATAACAGCGTATGGCCACGGTCCTGGAAAAACTATGCGGTGTCTGCATGGTGGTAATTTCGCAGAGCCCGGCCTGCAGAATAAATGTAGCCAGCTTATGCGCCAGTTCACTGCGTATGGTCTGGCGCCAGACATCATCATTCATATGCTGCAGATTAATGTCGCTGATCTCTGATTTAATGGTCACCATCTTGCCACCTATGGCAAGGTCAGTCACCTCAACTGGATCGTTAAAACCCAGCGGCAATTGACCCCAGGGCAGGTTGGGTGGCAAGGCCGCCATTATTTCACATCCTTGGCGCTGTCTGCCACACTCTTGTCGTTTCTAAACTCCACGAAGACGGGAAGAAATAAACTCGCAGTGCTGGATGTCTTGTCGGTGATGCGGGCATTGTATTTGATGGCAACGACTCTTCCGATGCTAGATTCAGCAGTAATGCTATCACGATCAGCATCGCTAAAGCCCGTACCCACATTGACTCGGATACCACCACAATCAGACTCAAGAACCAAAGCGCCAAGACGACCCACATTTTTACCTGTCCCTTCTTCCCAATCCACGACGCGCAGGTCGCATTCCAGCTCGCCCTTGAACTTAATCAGGTTCTTGCTGCGCTTATTTTCCCAGATGCCTTCCTTGGTCTTAAGAATGATGCCTTCTTGACCTTCGGCCAGCAGTTGTTCAAACATTCTGCGAGCCTCGTAGTCATTCTGCACCTTTTTGGTCTCCACCAGGCTTACTAGATGACTGAGCTGACGTGCATCGCGATGCAAGGCATCTATGCAGTCATAGAGTCGGGTAAGACGATCACTGTAGGGTACTGCCTCACGACCAGCTTCAAATCCTGACATAGTAATGGCATCCCAGACTGTGGCACGCACCATGTTGGCTTCTTTCACACTCATGGTACCTTTGACTGCCTTGTTCAGGATACCATTGCCAGTCTTGCGATCCAACATCTTACCAGCCTCATCCACCACCATGAGCTCGCCATCGAACACCATGTCTATACCATACCATTCTGCCATTTTGCGGAACGGTATTTCAAAGTTCGGATCTGGTATGTTGATCTCCTTGCCATTGCGGCTGCGGAACTCTACCTTGTTACCCTTGACTATGGCATTGAAGCGCATGCCATCCATCTTGACCTGAGCAAATGCAGGCCAGGTCACCTTGTCTACCAGCTTCTGGTCATAGGCACTGGCCAGCATGCAGGGATATTCAGGAATCAGGCCTGGCCAGATTTTGTTCACCGTAGCATCGCTCACACCACAGCGCAGGTCCTTGGCAATGATGCGTTCAATGACCTGAGCATCCGCAGGGCTGACGCTGCTCAGCACAATGCTGAGATGTTCAATGCCAGCATTGCCAGTCAAAGTACGGTCAGTGAGCAGGCTCAGACGCTTCATTGCTGTATCCAGGGTATCCTGCTTCTTGGTATTAAGGTTCAGAGCATATTCCGGAATCTTGCGAATATAAAAATTCACAAAAGGATTCAATGCCAGGTTCAGCACACGCTTCAGAGTCTCATTGTTCTGATTCAGCGTCAGAATCTTTTCCTTGTAGAGCCTGCTGTTATTACTGGCCAGGTCATCCAGGATATCTTTGATCACAGTGTGCTCCCATACTTAAGTAATTGACGACGCAGATGCTGCAAGACATGACTCCAGTGTTGCCGAGCCCATTCACTGCGAGCAGACTCCAGCACGGCTTCGACTCGCTCCATGCGCTGTATGGTTAAATCAATCATATATTCTCCTCGAAATGAAGTCTTTATGTCATCATTATAGCAGAAAATTTGATTGGTGTCAAGCATTTTTACCCAGAGCGTGACTGTATCGATGTGCGCGGACTTCACAGTTCATGTTCGATTGCAGCTCTTCGGTCTTGGCGTTTACTTCGTCTTCGCTGCGGGCTATACCACCGTAGCACCAGCTGTGCATTCTACCAATGCTGTCTTTCTTGGCGTATTCCATGATCCAGAATACATCGTCAAATCCGTTGTGCATGATTAGTCCAGTTCCCCACCTTCAGAAATGTCTGCAGTATCGTAGGCATGGCTGGTGGTGCTGCGTTTAATTGTGGATGTCGGCGCTGGCGCAGTAATGGTCTCATACAGAGTCTCAAACTGTTCATGCTCGGCTACCTCTTCGCTGTAGTTACGGCGATGATAGACTCGTGCCATGCGGCGAAAAATCTTCTTGTCTAGTTCAAACTGGTCACAGGTCGTCTTGATGATGTCCCGCACCAGATCACGTTCAGCTTCAGACCTAGTTAGGCTGTTGCTTATCTCCTGCAGCGCCTGTTCGATCTTTTTTCGATCCGCTGGGTTGCTGGGTATATTCATTACGAAACTCCTCTACGGTGTGGATAGGCCAAAAGATGCGCACTGGTTTCCAGTAACGCGAAAGTATGTTGTTGATGACTACGGCGCCGGCTGTGAGTGTGATTAAACCCAGCATGACCAGCAGAGTACCAACAAAAAAGAATGCAGCTTGTTCAATGCTCATGTTGTTTCCAGGTCGGGTTGATTACGTGACTTCTTTTCCCTGACACGAACCTCGCTGGCCAGCTGAGCCTGTACTGCTAGTCGGCGCATCTCACCGCGGCGATGTGGGTCAAGTTCATTTTGAAACATCCATTTAAGATGGCTCTTCATACGAAATGCTGCTGTGGGTCTTAACATCAATTTCTCCTCATGGTGCTGATATCCTTGGCTTCTTGATCGCTGAAGATTGGAACCATGTTGCTCTTGTGCATGGTACCAATGCCCACCATCTTGTCGCCAGTATAAACTTTAGGTGCTGCCTTGGTGGCAGATCCCTGTCCTGTATCCAGACTAGGAAAACGTCGGGGGTCACGGTCCGCAGGAATGCTAAGACGATAACTGTCCTTGAGCTGACCAGACTTGGCCTTGACCTTCTTGGCTGGATACTTCTTCATCAATGCCTGCCAGTCAGCCTCGAGCTCACGAGCCTTGGCAGCCTGTTCGGCGTTGCGGAATTTCTGCTTGCCCTTTTTCTTGCCCTGCATGGACAACCAAGGACCTTCGAGATGCATGCTCATTTCATTTTTATCGCAGAGTGGAAGAATGCATGCAGTATAACAACTGCCCCCCAGGTTGTCAAGCTGAATTCAATGTTTAGACCAAACAAGACATTCAGCGAGGCAATAACCAACAATGGTCCAAGAATAAGCAGCATCAACAACAATACTACAAACATGGCCAGCTTGGTGCTAACATCAAATTTAAACATACTCATGATGACTCCTTAGTTACAGATGCTTTGGGAGGCTACCGCTACACCGATGTTGTTGTACAGATACTCGGTGCGGCACTCGGGATAACGATAGAACCAGGTGGTTGGTGGTGGCGCACTATGTGGTTGGGCTGGCGTCATACCCCGTACCGGCGGTGCCAATTGTACACCTGCAGGATAGATGGGCGCGGGCTGCGCAGGCCGGGTGAGCTTATCGTAGATCCAAAAACCCGCAACCCCCGACACCACGCCCTGTTCGAACGCACCCCAGGCCAGAGCCTTGGTACTGATCATGGCCAGCAGTGTTGCTGCTAAAAGATATTTCTTCATTTAATACTCCTTACTTGGTATAGTCGATCCAGCTGCCAGCACGCTGGAGATCTCGACCCGCACCAGAAACTGCGCCACCCAAGGTACCGCAGGCTGACAACATGGTTACTAGCACAACAATGATCACGCTACGCATAATATCACCTCAAAATGTAGTTACAATACAATCACTGGGACGGCGCGCTGCATTGCGCTTCTTGCCGAGACCGCGACCTACTACTGCCTTGCGCTCTCGCTCCTGCGCTGCCTTGCTGACCTTGACCTGAGGGGCAGGCTCTTTGGTAAATACAAAACAACGCACACCTTCAACAATTCGCACTTCCATGATCCAGGCTCCTATCAATTAAACAATGCTTCGTAGACATATTCTTTCACAGCGGTGTCGGTGGCCTCACCGAAGGCCTCGGCATCATACCAGGCCAGGTCCCGCAGATTCTGTTCCACCAGCTCCCACTCTGACCGGTGTTGACGGTGATAAGCTACAATAAAAGCCACGGCAGCGTTACCGCGATCACTGAACATTCCGAAGTTTTGCATTTCTAGGTCCTTTCTCATTTAACGTACCACTATTATAGCAAAAAAGCACCATTCTGTCAAGTGTTTTCTTGCCTGCTTATGCCTTGATCTGCTTGGCTTTGCAGGGCATTAGCAAAATATTAAGTGGTTTTTGCCTGTTTTTCAGGCAGAATTTCTGGGAAAGCCTTGCGTACCAGCCCCTCGGTCAGGCCCTGATACTTCTTCTGTAGCTGCTTGTCTTTAAGAGCGATCAGCATATCAGCCTCGATGCCGTTGATACCCTCTAGCATTTGGATAAAGATATTCTCCACCTGCAGCCGCTTGATGCTTTTGGGACGACGTGGATGATTCTTGATCAGGATATACAGACGTCGGCTCTCAGCATAGAAATTGGTCTCGGCCATGTTCACCGGATGTGGGCTGCGTTTGTAGGGAGGCTCACCCTTGGGCAGATCAAATTCATACTGAGGATCAAAGTTCAGTGCCAAGACATATTTCAGTATGCCGTCATTTTTGTGACTGCGCAGCAACTGTATGCGCTCGGCTTCGTTCTTGGTCTCGCTGACCTTTTCGAATAGTTCGGGTAGTAGTAGATGCATTAAAATTCTCCGATGTGTTCCATCATGTTCTTCATGCGATGTTCCATGAAATAGTTTAACAGCTGACTGCGATCTTTCTTGGTGCGGCCAGTCCAGGCACCGAGAATGTTGTCGCGTACTGTGTCGGGTATGTAATCAAAATCAATGAGATATCGATTACGCTGAAAGTTACGCGCCACTTCCACGGGCACGTGCGCGTGGAAGTCATCCATGGGAATACGTTCCCATTCAGCCAGACGCTTCTTGGTAATGGGCTTTTGTCGGCTCTCGGTAACAAAGCAGTCGTCGGGGCTTAGAATATTGGGGATACCGTCGCCCTTGTCGCCATTGACAATGTGCTCCAGCAGATAGCTTTGAATGCTGCTGTCAGGCTTGACCCACTTCTTGTGTATGGGACTATACTGCTGCACATTCTTATACTTCTGCAGCTGAATGAAGTCATGGTCACCGCTCAGCACCAAGAAGGGCTGCGGGACTTCGCCACCAAAGGCACCGTCGGGCTGCAGGTCATTGGTCTGCGTCCAGCTGGCCAGCACAGCAATGACATCGTCGGCCTCGGCGCCGTCTACGTCGATCACAGTATAGGGAAAGAAGGTGCTGAGCTCGGCGCGAATCTCTGACAGAGTATCAAAGATCAGCTTCCAGTCAAAGCCGCTGTCGGCGCGAGCCTTTTTGCGGCTAGCCTTGTAGTAGGGAAATTTATCTTTGCGCCAGTAGTGACGGTTGTCACAGGCTATGACCAGTTCGCCAAACTCGGCTCCAAACTTTACCTTGTAGGATCGAATGGCATTTACAATCATATGACGAATCAGATCCTTGCGGATCTCTACATCGGTACGGCCTGCCAACTCGCCCATGAGGGTGCTAATAGCAGTTTGATTAAAGTCAACAACAATCATCTTGAGTCCTTGAAAATTAGTGGTAACGTCATTATATATGAAGTGGACTCTGCTGTCAAGTGGTACACACCATTTCAGTCTTCGTGCAGTTTGCGTTGTTCGAACCGTTTCTCCTGCATGGTCTTTTCTTTGAAGAATCTGCGGGGATTGCCGCACATGGTGCAGTGCGAGTCGCCGCAGTTCAGTATGTGCTTCTTATGATTACGATGCGGCTGTTCGATGTACTTCCATTTGCCGTTTTGATGCATGTTGTAGTCTTTGGCGATTCTGACCTGCTTGTTGATGGCATTTTCGTCTAGCTGCAGGCGTCGTGAGTGTCGCTTCTTGCTGAGTTCGTCGCTCATGATCTTCCGTAGTCGTAGGGGTTGAAATAGTCCCAGGCTCGCTGGCGTGCTTCTTCTGCGGACACAGCCCAGACTTTACAGCTGGCCTGGCCATTGGCAATGCGCATATCAAAGGGCACTGGTCCGTCAAAATTAAATTCTTCGGGCACCTCAAGTTCAACTTCGAACCTCTGCAGGTTCTTCATACGGTGTAGTACTTCATCGACTTTCATTGTCGCCTTTCTGAGCTTGTTTAAGTAGCTCTAACATGGACAGCAAATCGTTGACAGGTATGGTTTCTGAGGCAAAGTAATCGGCCGCGATTATGGGTTCGGGCCTGGCGGGAAATTGTACTACATTAGAAGTCGTCGTCACCAAAAACCTCCTCAATCATAACATGCATGAATCCCCAGCCCATCAAACTCAGCAGCATGGCCAGAGGATCTCCAAGTCTAAAAGACAAGGTCAACATCACGGTCCAGACAGCGACATTGATCCAGATCTTCATAACGCTATGTAGATGCCAACAGCTACTATCGCAATCCATTCCATGATAGTGAACTGCTGCAGAAAAGTCAAGAGTCTAGGAGCCTTTTTGTGGATCCAAAACTGGATTCTTTCTAGAGGTGTTATCATCTTCTTTCCTTTCTATGCGCGGAGGAAAATGCGGTTCGATGATGTAGTGGTTAGCGGCCCACCAACCAAAAGCTGAGAAGAAACCATAGGCCAGTATTTCAAGTATCATGATCAATCCGTGTGCGGTGGCAGATCATAGTCTGCGGGATCGTCGGGAAAACGCGGTGTGCGATTCATTCTTCAACTCCGAAGTGCTTTCGAATAGTTTTATCAATACGCCGTTGGTATTGTTCATCAGTGAATGTCAATGGAAATAGGCTGGCACATTCTTTCACAATCAACTCGGCAAACTTTTTACATTCAGGCATATCCCAATGCCCCACACCAAATCCATCAGGTAGATATCCAGCCTGTTCAGCAAGTTCTCGAATTCGTTCGTTCATTTTGGTATATTATACTCACGGGTATATTGGCTCGTCACTGAGCCGTAAATCGGAGGCGCTGGGTATTGCACACTGGGCTCTACGGGCAGCCCAAATCGCCGGCGTATATTCTTTTTGTCAGCCTGCGATCCGCAGCAAGCTGCACATTCTTCCACAATCAACTCGGCGAACTTCATGATGGCCGCGCGGTCATATTCATCCATTTCGTCCCAACAGCCCTGTGCGGTTAGTCCGACTTCATACATTAATTTATCAAAACCATCGTTCATAGCACTCTCAGTAACAAAGTATCTTCATTGAAGCGACCATTGAGCGGGGTCTCGGCAGTGGTGAGATCCGACAAAATCTTTCTCAAGGCTACCTTGCCAGCCGACATCATCTTAGGAATAACCACATCGGGTTTACGCAGAGTACGCTGCACACTGGCGTCGGGATCATAACCCTGCAGGCTAGTACCCTTGACGCTGAAGCCGCTGGCACCTGCTGCGATATACACACCCAGCTTCTTGTTCTTGATGTTGTAGACCCAGAGCTGCTGTGCACCAACAATGCTGGGCGCACTCACACTCTTGAGTTCTTCATGCTGCTTCAGATACTTTAATTTGGCAACCTGCTCGCCTGCGGGCTTGGCCTTCTTCACACGTGGCTTGCGATTGGCCTTTTTAAAGTTGGAATATCGATCCGCATCTTCCGTCAGTGTCTGCAGGAACTCACGCAGAGCCTTGATGTCGCGCTTGCCGGCATGACGCCAGGCTTCGGTGACTTGTTCGTCTGCACCAATGAGATCCAGTTCGGCTAGTTGTCGTTCACAGATGGCAGCGACACCTGCAAGGTACTGCTTGGCGACGTTGTGAGCCTGACAGTACTTGTACAGGTTGTAGCCAGTAGGCTTAAAGGAATTAGTAATAAAATTATCAATCTCGCCATCTATGGCTTCTCCCAGAAACTCGGCCTGCTTCTCTGCCATGGCATCTTGAATGCTGCGCTTGGGTGTTGCAGCAGCCACTACAGCCACCGGCTCTTCTTCTTTCACACTCTTGGCCTCGTTCAGCAGTTCTTGAAAATGTGCAGCCATGCGTTGCTGTACTTGCTCTTCAAACACAGTACCATTCATCTGCATACGCGCCACCCAGCCAAAGGTGCGGCTAAATCTATATTCGTCAATCTTGGCCCAGAATTTATAGTCTGCGGGCCAGTGTTTCTTAACCCAGGCCGCAGCATAGGCCAAAGCATCTTTCTTGTCTTTTTCGTAGTTATACCAGTTCATGGCCTGCATGAACTTGCCCTGATTATCAGCATCAAAGGCATCATACTTGGGCTCGCTGGAAAGCGAAGGTCTAGACATGCAGATCTCCTAGATTAAAACTAAACTCTTTGACGCTGTCAAATCGGAAACTACGCCAATCCTGCTTCTCCAGATCCCAGACTGCCAGCGCCTCGGTGGACTGCTTGCGTGTACTGGTTTCTTCTTTCTGTAATTTATCCGCAGGAATCAACTCAGGATGCAGACTGCAGTGTAGCCAGCGGTCGGTTCCATCGGCCTTGGTAAATCTAATGTTGACTCGCTCTGTGCGAATCACACCGCGTAGCCAATCCTTGAACACTTCGCGATCAGCGTCTGAGGCTGTGGCATACCAGCTGCTTTGCCAGGTTGTAAAATCATAACTCATCGTTTCTTCCTTTCACCAGTTCTAAGTTGTGCAAAATCGCCAGCTAACTTTCCTTTGAGTTTGTGGCACATGGGGCACAGTTCATCTAAATTAGATTTTCTGTTGTCAGTATGATCGCCATTTTTGTGATCCATGTCTGTCATACCAATAAAATGCGGATACTTTTTATAGTTTATGCTGCAGGCAAACCCCAGATGGTTATCATGATTGCTGCAACGTCCGGTCTTGATGGGCGTTACACCGGGCTTGTATTTCTTACCACCATAGTTAGCGACCTGACAGGCCGAGCAGTAAGGACGCCAACGCGGATTGGGATCTGTGATCTTCCCATCTACTACAGATACTGGTGCACTACAACCATGATTGATGCAAGTAGGTCTCTTGGGCATGGCGTGAACGGTTCCCATTATACTATCCTCTCAGTAATATATCGTTTGGCGTCACGGGTACTACGAAACTTCTCACCATCTATACTAATGGATCTGCCTGTAATAGTCAAGCAGAATTTTTCGTTCTTGTTGACATAAGCCTTCTTACCACGCACCACTTCTTTGCTGAAGGTATTCTTCAGTCCAGCAAAGAACAAAGTGTCGGCCAGCTCTTCGCGATGCTGCAGTGCTATGTAGGCGTCGTTCATGATAATCGGAACTTTTTCAAATAAGCATTGGCTTCGGCATAGGGTTCATCTATGCTGGCTTCGATGTTGGTCAACACCTGATCGAAATGAGCCAGCATCACCATCTTGACCAGATTCTGAACCTCTAGC